TAGGACACTTAAAAAGGAAGTTACAGAACTTCTTCAGAATAGAATCAAAAAGAAAACACGGTAAGAGGATAAATAATGGATAACAAAGAATTAATCAGAGCTAGACAAGAACGTAAGTTGAAAAAAGCTAAGGGCGCACACGCCAGAAAGCTTCGGAGAAAGCTTGGTGCTTTGGCTCCTGTTGAAGTAGTGGCTCCTGTTAAGAAGAAAAAAGCCAAGAAGGCTACTAAAAAGTAATCAACCAACGGCAGGGTAGGTATGTTACGCCTTTCTGCGGTATGGACTTCGCAACCGCTCCCCACTATTAGCTTAGTGGGGAGTTTTTTATACTTCCTTAATAATCCAACCACTAAGGTGGGAAACTCCGCCCACCCTATTTGCAAACTCGTGTCTATGGTTCCCGTCCATAAGCTCCAGTAGGCCATCCCTGGTTTCATAGATGAGGACGTTATCTTGCTTAGTTGAGTCCCAGGCAGCGTCTTTGATTGGTCTAACGGGCTGGAGGTATCGAATGATTTCCTCTACAGGAATATTAGAATTATAATACATTTCGTATTTTGGTTTTCCTAACATCGTCGCAAACTTATACTCTTGTATAGCAGCATCACTACTTTTCCAGTCACCTACGCATAAAAGTAGATCAGATTCTTCAATTAGCTTTTGTCGCTCATGCGGAGGCTTGTTAAATCCGTCTCTAATGCGAATACTCATAACTTTATAGTGTTCCTCCGTATCTCTCCTAACTTTATGACCAATTAGTAGATCTAATCGGGATTGAAGATACACTTTACATTCTCTTAGAAGAGCTTCTTCTTTACTATTGCCAATTCCATAAATATTGACTACAGATCTCATAACATTATTGAAGTCTTCATTCATAGGATGCGGCCAATGGTTATTTTTGTAATCTCCGCCACCTGTCTGTCCAATAATGTTATGTTTTGTTAATCGTTTACTCATTTTAATCAATAATCTCGATTGGAAGCTCATTATTTTTGATAAAAGCCTCTCGATTCTTATGCCAGGAGTCCCTTCCAACTAACTCTCCTCTAGAATTGTGAAAAATCTTAATATCCATCACTTTATTGGTATATCCTTTAAGAAATGCTTGGGAAGTATAGTGAATATCATAAAAATCCCACTCGCCTTCAAAATACTCAGGCTTTTTAAGGCTAACTTCGTCTAGTACCTTACGCTGTGCGGCTAAGAATAGCCCATCTAGTGTTACTACTTCTGATGGAGGACCATATGGGGTCATATACTCTCGACCATTAGGATCTATATGGATGACATTACCACTATGCTTCTTTTGCTGCCATCGAGTCTGGTCCCACCATACTGCATCAGGACCTAAAGACTTAGTTCCTGCGGCTCCGACAAAGCCAACCTCAGGTCCAGAGAAAGATTTTTTTAATTTATGTAAAAAATTATCAGGATATTCTCTAATTTCAATATCATCATGGCAGAAAATAAGGATATCATCTTTTTCAGGATTAATCTTCTTAAAAGCCCCATGATACGCCGCAAAGATTGATTTAGCACCTGATAGCAGGTATACTCCTATCTTGGCCGAGCATAGAAAGTTAAGTAATTTATCCGTCGTAGGAGATACCTTATCTCTATCTCTAGTACATATGATAGCGTAGATGTTCATATACTATAATATATGGAACCCACGATACTTTTATGGAAAAACAAGAATTAATTGAAGAATTTAAGAAGTGCTCTACTAATCCTGAACACTTCCTATCCAACTACATAAAAGTTACGCATCCAGTTCGTGGTCTTGTCCCCTTCAAGTTATACCCATTCCAAGAGAGGATCTTATCCGACTTAGAGAATAACCGCTTTAATATCCTTCGTAAGTTTAGACAAGCAGGATGTACCACAATTGCTGCTGCTTACTCTCTCTGGATGATTATCTTTCAAAAGCATAAGCAAGTAGTTATTCTCTCTAAAGGTGATGCAGAGTCTACAGAGGTTCTTGATCGGATTAAACTGATGTATGATGAGCTTCCTGAGTTCTTAAAGCCAGGAATTCAAGAGGATAACAAGCATACTCTTAAATTGAAGACAGGATCTACTATTAAATCTAGACCCTCTGGGAAGCAATCAGGTCGATCACTTGCTGGATCACTTCTAATTATTGACGAGGCTGCGTTCATTGAAAATATTGATACTATTTGGGCTGCTGTATATCCCATTATCTCCACAGGAGGTCGAGCTTTCGTTCTCTCTACCGTTAACGGTATTGGTAATTGGTATCATGAAGTCTACCAAAAAGCTCTGACAGGAGATAACTCCTTTCATCCCATTGACATCAGATGGAAAGAACATCCTGAATATAATTACAATCAAGATTTCGAGGATCTCTACAAAGAGATGGCTGAGAAAGGATTAGATATTCATAAATGGGAAGAAACTACTAAGGCTAACATGCCTATGAAACAGTGGTTACAGGAGTATGAATGTTCTTTCCTGGGTACAGGCGACACCTATATTGAAGGAGGTGTACTTAAGGAAATCTCTGCTCATACTAGTGAAGACTATTTCAGCAAATACAATAACAGGATGCGAGTTTGGCAAGAACCTCAATCACAGTATACATATCTAATTTCCTGTGATGCATCCTTAGGTCGAGATAGAGATTATTCTGCGTTCCATGTGATTAATATGTATAACGGACAGCAAGTTGCTGAGTTTTATTCTAATAGAACCCCTATAAATGACTTTGCTAAAATATTATTTAACGAAGGTATGCTATATAATGTAGCCCACATAATCTGTGAGCGAAACACTATTGGTAATAACTTAATTGACTGGCTCTATAATATCTATGAGTACGAAAACTTGTGGGCTGATGACAAAGATGAAATCGGCTTCCAGGTGACTGCAAAGAACAGAGAAAGTATACTAGCTGAACTAGAAGAAGCAATTCGAACCGACTTAATAAAGATTAACTCGACTCGGACTTGTGACGAACTGATGACCTTCATTATAAACGATAACGGTAAAGTAGAGGCTGAAAAGAATCACCACGATGATCTTGTTATGAGTCTTGCTCTTGCTATTCATGCTTATAAGAACTTATTAGATACAACTCATATAGAGTTTGTATCTAAACTTGAAAAAGAACATAGACCTTTAGAACCTAGTCAAAACTGGAAACATAGTTTCAAGACTGCACACGGTGACTTGACCGAGGAAGATTATACATGGCTGATGAAGTAAAAGATGAACTAAACGAGAGTGGATACACAAACTTTGGGGGAACCACAGGTAGAGGTGGAGGTTTCTATACCCCAACGGGACCGATTGGACGTTTCTTTGCTAAGTTTTTTGCTACCAAAGCGCAAGGCGAAGCAGCCAGGGCAATAGATAAAGGACATGTAACACCTGAACAAGGTGATACTGTTATTAATACAGATGTTATTAAGGATCAAGGCCCAGATGATGGACCTGCCATGGGAGGGATTCAAAGAAATCCTATCCTTCCTCAGCTAGAGTTAAATCGAAGAAGACGATATAAAGAATACGAGGACATGGATGAGTATCCTGAAATCGGAGCGGCCTTTGATATTTACGCAGATGATTCTTGTCAAAAAGGAAGTCGTGGCGAGAGGTGGACGATTAAATCTGAAAGTGATCTTGTTGTAGATGAGGTTAATAAACTTTTTGAACAAGTTAATTTACACAAATTTCTTTGGGATATTTCTCGAAATACAGTAAAGTATGGAGATTGTTTTACTGAGCTAATTATTGATATTAATAAACCAGAAGAGGGGATTAAAAAGATTAAAATTCTTAACCCTAATTGGATTCTTAGGGTTGAAACTGAATTTGGATATCTTAAAAAGTTCTTACAAGAAATCCCTAATCTAGAGTCGATTCAGTATTCTGAGATTGGACAGACAGGGGGAGCTAAACCTATGAAGTACATTGAACTTGATAAGAATCAAATTGTACACTATAGACTACACACTTCAGATCCTGTCTTTTATCCGTATGGTAAATCAATTGCCGCTTTATGCCATCGTGTATTCCGCTCCTTAAAAATGATGGAAGATGCGATGATGATTTATAGACTTTCTCGCGCACCTGAGAGACGTATTTTCTATGTAGACACAGGTAATCTTCCTACAAGTAAGGCTGAGATGTTTATTGAACGTCTAAAGCAGAAGTTTAAGAAAGAGAAGTTTTACAACCAAGGTAAAGGTACTATTGATGCTAGGTTTAATCCAATGTCTATGGATGAAGACTTCTTTGTTCCGACTAAGAATGGTCGAGGTACTAAGATTGATACCCTTCCTGGGGCTACAAACCTGGGAGAAATTGAGGACGTTCGCTACTATAGAGATAAGCTACTCGCTGCGCTAAAGGTTCCTAAAGATTATATTGTCGAAAAAGATTCATCACCAGAGAGGAAAGCTAATCTTTCTCAATTAGATGTTAAGTTTGCCAGAACTGTCCAAAGGATTCAAGTTGATATTGAAACAGGCTTAGAGAATATGGCAAAACGCCATCTTCAACTACGCGGATATCCTGCTGCTCTTATTAAGAAATTACGAATTGATCTTCCTGAGCCTTCAGATATGTCAGCAAAAAGAAAGCTTGATATTGATGAGCAAAAAACAAGAGTTATTCAAGCAGTTCAGGGATTGGGTCTTTTCTCTAAAGAATCAATCTACAAAGAGTTCTATGATATGACAGACGAAGAAGTTCGAAGAATGGAAGGTCAACTTGAAGAAGAGGCTAAAAAAGATACGGAACAGCAAGAGGCTCAAGCAGGTGGTGCTGGACCAGGCTACGGAGAGGCAGGAGGGCAGGAATCTGCCGAGAACGTCCCTCCTACAGCGAATGAAGATAAGGGTTCTGAGTTGGAAACCTTACGCGAGTTAGTTCTAGAGGATGACAAAAAAGCAGTTATTTCTAGAATAATTAAAAAACAACAAGAAAAAGAAGAGAGTACAGCTAGAAACTAACATATATAAGTTTAGAGTTTGTATAAATGGAGATTAAAAATGTTTTCGAAACTATTTGAAGAAAGAGATAAAACTATTACGCACCTTGTGAAACTAGGTGATTGTATAGCCAGATCTTTACGGGAGAATGTAAGCTTGTTTGCTATTGATAGCAATAATTCACAAGTTTCCTACCTCACGGAAAGTGGAAAGGTTATTAGTGGAAATTATTCCATGGACAAAGATGTTATTCTTAATACTATTAAGGTTCAAGATTCTGCTGTTTTTGAAGACGGCGATCAACTTGATTCCTTTGTTAATACAAAGATTCATTCCTTCATTGAGAGCATTCATTATGGGGAGTACTCCTCTGCTGATGGTTCCTTCTCTGATATCTTATCTCTTTGGGAAAACCGACTTAAGCTTTCAACCGTTCAAGCCAAGCTATATGAGCAATCAAGTAGGTTAGCCGCTGTTGAGAAGATCATTGAAACTAGTGAGTTTCAAAAAGTTGTTGAGATTTCTCCCCAACTTCATGAGTTTTTAAAAGAAAACTTTGATAGAGTTACAAATGTTCCCGAAGTTAGAAATGCAATTAACCTTTCTAATGCCGTGTCTAATGCTTTTAACTTTCCAAAGTTAACTTTAGAACAACTTGAAGAGGGTAAATCCTACATTCTTAAAGATGGTATCACTCCTTCTATTTATGATATGGTATGCCGTCAAGAACTGGTTAAACGGGAACTCATTGAATCTAAACGAAGCTTTAACACTATCTGGGCTGACAACGCATCAATCCAAAAACTTGCTAGTTTAGTTTTTGGAAGTGATGAAGACGTTGTGACTGCTCTCTCGGAAGCATTACAAGATGTTCCTTATCTTGCTTTAGCTTCCAAAAAGAGTCTCTTCAATACCTTCGCTAATTGCCTAGGTAACACAGAAGGTATTGGAGTTTCAGATAAGGATATTCAAGCGTTTTCTGCTAGAATATTTGAATATAAGAAAGACGTAAAAGCGGCTTTCATTCAAAGCATTAATGAGAAGTACGGAGTTAATATCCAAAATCTACAAAACCCCGCCTCCTTTAAGAGTCTAGCTAATACTCAGGTAGTTATCTTTGAGGCACTGTCCCGATTGTCCCCTAAAGGATCCGTTCTTAAAGAAGTCTTGTCCGAAATGGCCCAAAGCTTAAAAACTAAATCAGGTGTTGAATGCATTGATGTTAACGACTACCTCTTAGAGATGTTTGTTTCGGTAGGTTACGATCAAGTTTTAGAGGAGGCTGGCGATGTGACCGTTCCTAAGGCTAACTTTAAAAGAGTAACTAAAGATATTACAGATCTCAAAGACTTAGTTAAGACGCTTTCTGATAAAGTTGCAAAGGATCAAGAATACGCCAGTGATGAGAATCTTGACGATCAGGCCCTTGCAGACCAAGAGGCTGCTGCTGCTGCTGCTCCTGCTGACCCTGCTGCTGGTGGAATGCCCCCTGCTGCGGGTGGCGAAGAAATGCCTCCCCCTCCTGTGGCTAATGGGGGTGAGCTTCCTCCTGAATCCCCAATGGCTGACCCTGCTGCCGCAGAACCTCCGATTGAGCCTCCTGTAACAAAAACACAAGATGAGGTTATTGGAGGTTTAACCGACCTTGAGAGTATGATAACCGCTATTTCTGCTGAACTTGGTGTAGATGACGAAGAAGAAGAAGAAGGAGAAGAGAAGTAATGGAAGCACAATTTAGACCTTATGGTATGGTAGCGACGTTAGCAAATACGGATGCTTCATCAATTATTCTAAAAGATACGGGAGGCACTCCTTTATTCTCTAACTTTATTTCTGTTGAAGCTTCTGGAGCAAATCCTGACGCTTTCTTTAGAGTTGCTATCCAACCAGCCTCTTCGGTTACTCAACTGAATGACTACGTTGCTACTTCAGCGGCTCTTGGAACCACAAGCGGTATTGTAGGTGGTTATGCCTCAGTAAACAAAGGGGTTGTAGAACTTCTCCTTTCCGATGAAGATAGAGCATCCGTGATTCAATTGCAACTTGATGAGAATGGAGCATGCAATTTCTTTATTACCTATGGACAAGTACAATGTGGAAACGTGGGACGAGATAACCTTAGACCTGTAGGAAGTTAATGGCTAGCTTGAGCAAGTTTTCCCCAAAGGTATCTATTGGGGGCGCAGTAACCTCTAAGTTCTCTGCATCTAGACGTAAAGGAAGTAGGTCTACACCTGCTACTTGTGTTTTATATGAGGACAGATCTAATTTTGTTGTTTTTAAATTAAAACAAAATAGTGTCGCAGGTGGGTCTGCTGGAAATAGGTGGCAGGTACTTCTTTATAAGGTAAGTAGTGGAAGGTTTTCTTTTAGACTTATTGATCCAAAAGGAGCTATTTTAGTTACTCTTACACGAACTGGTGGAATGGCAAATCTTATGTCAGCAGTAAATGCTAATGCCACAGTAAGTCCATATGTTACAATGAGTATTATTGGAGCAATTGATAATGGAACTGCATTTGCTAGTAGTATTACTGATTATTGTCGGTTCTCTGGGGGATCATAATGGTTGATAGAACTCCAATATATGTTACAATTGATGAGTTAGATCGACCAACATCCTTGGCCTCATTTGTCTCAGGTACTGATGTAGTTAGTCAAGAACTTGGAGGTACAGGAGCGACCTCGGTTTCTGGCGCGGTTATCGG